TGAACGATAAACTGAAAAACGGGGGCAACAAGGGCAACAACGACATTGACCTCGGCGACCTGAATGCATTGGAAGCCGAGTTGAATGAATTAAGCGATGTTCAAATGCCGTCATCGTCAGCGAACAAGTCGGTGTTTTTTAGTGGGATAGGGTCCGGGTCTAGCAACAACGTGTCATTCCGAGATGAAACGATTGAACTTGGTGGAAGCGGCAACAGCGGCAACAGCGGCAATGGCGGCAATGGCGGCAATGGCGGCAATAGCGGCAACAGCGGCTTCAATTTAGGCAGTTCAACCGCATCTGCTTCGGATGACAAACAAACGTGGGACGGTTTCGGCAAGTTCAACAACGTGCCGCTCAACCCCGATGCGCCAGTGGATGCGCACCCCCAAATGACCAAGGAAGAGCTGCTGCGCGATAAGTTCAAGTACCTGCGCAAGCTGGAGGATTTGGAGCAGAAGGGGATTACCCTGACCAAGAAGTACTCCATGGAGTCGTCATTGGCGGAGATGAAGGGCGAATACGAGACGCATTTGGAAGAGCGCGAGCGTCGCAACAGTGTGAAATTTCAAGGCAAAATGCTCATGTCCGTTATAACCGGAATTGAGTACTTGAACAACAAGTTTGACCCCTTTGACCTGAAGCTGGACGGCTGGAGCGAACAGGTCAATGAAAACGTGGACGATTACGACGAAATTTTCTCGGAGCTGCACGACAAGTACAAGTCCAAGGCCAAGATGGCGCCGGAACTCAAGCTGCTGTTTCAGCTGGGCGGCAGCGCCATCATGCTGCACATGACCAACACCATGTTCAAGTCGGCCATGCCGGGCATGGATGACATCATGCGCCAGAACCCGGAACTCATGCAGCAGTTCACGGCGGCTGCGGTGAATTCCATGTCGCAGAACCGCCCCGGGTTCGGTAACTTCATGGGGGATTTGATGGGACCCGGTCCGCAATCGCAAGGTCAAGCCCCTCCTTCCGCACAAGCCCGTCAAGCGCCGCCATACATTCCAAATCAGCGCCCTCCACCACCACCAGTTCCCACCAGCGTGCGTGATCCCAACTCGGATGATGGTATGCCGTTTCGCGCGGGAAACAACACTGCTCCACCGCCTTCCAGCCGCCCCGATTTGACCGCAGCGCGCAACATGGGTTCAACGGCTTCGTCTAATCCAATCACGGTGTCCAAGCGCCCCGACATGCGCGGCCCCACCGACATTTCCAACATTCTGTCGGGACTGAAGACCAAAACAATTTCGTTGCAAGAATCACAACAGGCCCAACAGGCCCAACAGGCCCAACAGGCCCAACAGGCCCAACAGGCCCAACAGGCCCAACAGGCCCAACAGGCACTGAATGAAGACAAAACCAGCACCATCAGCATTTCCGACTTGAAGGAGCTGCAGAACGATCACCTGCCTCATAAGAGCAAGCGCCGCCAACGGTCCGACAAAAACACCGTGAGCTTGGCTCTAGACATTTAGACGAATGAATTCGTTGGATAGATGGCATTTTAATGCATAAACAATATAAATAGATTCAATAATAATATATTTATATTTTCACACTGCTTTTGCACAAAGATGGCATACGCGTTAACATGCGACAAAGAGTCAGTGTATTTGAGCCGGGACAAGGCGAATCACATGTATTTGATTGAATTCAAGGCGGTGAATCACAAAATATGCATTGACGCGCTACTCACGTTTGATATTTATAAAATGATGTATGAGCTGAACAAGGATTTGTTTGACGCACATCACATCGCATTCCCTGATCCGGCCAACCCTTCACGCGCGGAAATCCTCTTCATTTTCAAGAGCGTCATGGGACTGGGTGAGAGATACACACATGTTTACACGCACATGCCGCATTTATTGCAACCTGGACATCAAGGTCAATCGGGCCAATGCCAAGTCATAAACATCAATAGCGCAAATGTGCCAAAAGGAACCGACTCGTTGTTGAAACACTTGATCCCCCGACGTGCCGAGCAAATTGACTCTGACAATTCCAACATCACGATTCACGTGCAACCTGACAGCCATGCCATTCAGTTTTACTACAACTTCAAACTGCAGCTGTCCAAACCCGACGACGTGATTTCCATCCCGCCATTCGTGGACAAGGCCGTGAGCACCATGATGAAAACCATATTCGTGCGCATGAAGCAATTCATTGAATGCCTTGGATAATTCAACATGTTTTATTTTCCACCACGTTTATGCATCGCTAAATAACACAGCAAACCAACGCCCAAAATGCAACCCACCACAATCACCGGCCGGGTCTCCGAGCGGGTGCTCTTTTCGGTGCACGCGTTCAATTTGCACGTCATTTCAATGATTCCAATGATTTATGAACTTTGGTATATAAATCATTAATATTTTATTTTATTTTCATGCGGTTTCATTCATCGGGGGCAAACCGTTCTAATGCGACTGTTAGATTGGCGTCATTTACAATGTTCCTTATAACAGAGGTGACATTTGATGGCCTCGCTGTATACGTGACTGGAACGTCAATGATTGTGGCATGCGTCGTGTTGGACTTGGGTTTGCCAGTGACCAGCCAAACTTGTCTTTTTTTTATCAGCACATCAGTCTCATCTTTGATGTACATTTTATCCCCCGGTTGCAATGATAATAATTCTGACGCAATGTTCACCATGGTCCCATTCTTTTTCGCCATTTTATTCATGTAGAGCACCGTGCTTTCGCGCTGTGTGGCTGCATTCCAACCCAATGTGGCATTCGCGGCATTCACGGCAGTAAGTTCGGCATTATTGTATGTGTTTGCGAGACGAATTAAATTATCTAGATTATTAAAACCACCGACTACTGCATACAAAGCAGCAGATGTATTGGCGCCAATTTGTTGTTTGATTTTTTTCAATGTTTCCACATTGGTGGTTTTGAGCGTGGGATTTGTCGCATTAGTAACTGCATTGATTAATGCTGTGGCTTCATTGGCGACATCCGCGTATTTCGCCGTGTACCCATATTCTTCCGTTGTCACTGGACGTCCCAAGCTTGCTAATAACTGCTGCACCGTGAAATTTTGCGAATGTGTTTTCAAGCCGTTCATCATCTGGTCCCATAAGATCTGCGCATTGGTTTTGAACATGGATCCGTCCAACGAACACGAGAGACGCGCCATGTCCATACCCGTCATATCAGCCAGATTGCCTTGGTACAGATACATCGTGAGTTGAACGGCAAACAAAGGGAAATTGATGCACCTTCCGGACGGAACACGAATTCCCATTAAGCTCGCAAAATCAGGCAACCTTCTTTCATTTGTGAGTTGCTGTAGAACAGCGCGTTCATTGCGTTTCTTATAAAAAAACTCATTGTTCCATGCATAATTGTTGAAAACCATGGTTTTTCCGTCGTATTGCATTTGCGCATTTCGGTGAAACATGTTTTCCAATATCACGGCGAAATTGGCGCCGAGCACGGGCATGTTCGGTTGTTTTGAGATGATGAGAGCATTGGAACGCGTTAAACTGGAAGAAGAAGACGCGAGTGATCCCCGTATTTTCGCGTCTATGAACGGTTTCAACATCATGGACACCGGTTTGGCGCCGGCAATTTCACGCACCCCCACGTCGTCAAAGTCCATGAACTGCCATTCCTTGGGATCTAGCAACGCGGGACACATGAACGGGTTGTGCAGGGCGCTGGAGTTCGGAATGAACGCGCCCTCGGCCACCGCCGCCGTGAATTTGGCGTCCATGGACCACGACATCTTTGCATTACCAACATTGTATGCATTGAGCGCTGCAAGCGCCTCCTCAATTCTATCTTGGTTGGCCTTTGTGATCTGAATTTCGTCGTACTTCATTTTGGACAACATCGTGAGAATTTTCTTGGCTTGTGTGTAAGCATACACCGCATTTTCAAATGTGTTGTTGGTTCCGGGATTGAACGCCGAAGTAATGTAAGGACCGTAATTTACTGTCTTATTGGTATTGGTCGGATCGGCAAAGTATTGAGCATTGTTGGGCCATCCAGCGTTAACACCAGCAGAATCAACGTCATTGGAATTGCTTAATAAATTGTGCAAAATCATGACATGCTCGTCAAACGAACTTATGTAGGCATTTCGCGGGAGTGTCATTATGCCCGAATTTCTACCAGTTTTATTATTTTTCCACCAACTTATCATTAAATTGGTTGCACTATCACTACCAACTTGAGTAGCAAGATCAGTTCCTGAATCAGCGCATAAATTATTTAAATTATTTATGATTGTGTTAAATCCATTCACACCATTAACCATATCATTTGCATTCAATGCGGACCAAACTGCTAGATTTCTTGCAATCTCTGTCATTTGTTCTTTGATTATACGGTCCCTATATAAATTATTTATTGAATCAAATGCATCACTTAGACATTTTAAGAGCGACTGGGGATTGGTTCCTTTAATTGCATCATCCATCACCTCTTCAATGTTTTCTGGCCATTCGCCCATGTTTCCAATGAATGCGCGAGGACTGCTGCAGTAATCCACAAAATACAGCAAATCATTCTTACTCAATTGATCCAACTCAGGATACCATTTCAGCGTAAAAAAATCATCCATGTTTGCAATTTTTAAATGCAGACTTGTGTCCATGGCCAATGGATCGGATTTTCGTAAAACCGACAGGCGTTGATTCACATAATCATCATACCGTGTTTTAACACCGGATTGAGTTGCATTATCATAATACAGCGTCACGCGAATTGTGGTTTCGTACAACATGCTGTAATCTCTTAGTGCAGAAAAAAATGCATCTCCAATGAACTGTCTATCTTCCGGTCTGGTAATCTTTCTCAAGCTTTTCATGTCTTGCGATTCGTATCCAATTGCCGCAATTTTGATACAGATGCGTTTTTTTGATGCAATTTCACTAGCGTTTTTTTCGGCAGTTTTGAAGATCAGTTGTATCATTTTATACATGTAGTCCATGCAACCGCGTTGGTTCAAAGTGCCATCCTCCACGAACGTTTCGCCCGGAAACCAAGCATGAATGACAAATGTATTTGCCGGGCCGCGAAACGGAGGCACAATGGACATTAATGGTGGCGGATAAGCGGTTGGCAAATTCGGTTCAGTATAATCTTGCACACCATTTTCATAAGTTGGTGGGCGCATCAATTGCACATGCTTATTTATCCATTTTCTGTTTCCTGCGCGTCGTGCAATAGTTTGAGTGCATTCATATTGATAATATCCAGGGGTTGTCCAGTTGTAAATTGAATTTAATAGTGGCTGTGCTGGTACTGGTGGATTAAAAAATAAATTTGCACGAGTTTGTTGAGCAACGTATTCTGCAGCACCGGTATACGCATTCCCATTGGCTGCGTTATAAGTGTTGACACTTGTTGCAAATGCAGTCGCACTATTATTTTTGTTAGTTAAATATCCAACCGTCTTCTCATCTTTTGCCTGCGAAGGAGACACATATTGTTCTTTCCAACTATACGTGCAACTGGCAGTGCCAGTATTATTAGCCTTTGAAGTTTCTGTTGGCATTTTGGTCGGATTATCAAACCTCATTTTTGGATAAGACGCTTCTTCATGATTGGGATTGATGTGGTATTTATTTTCGGTCAGCGGATCTTCCACCGGTGTCCACCCTTCTTTCAGCTCTTTCAAATCGGTTTCACTCATTTTTCCCAAAATATGTTGAATCAATTCCGGGTTTTGCTTGAATATCCATGTGTAATCAAAATACACCGGGCCGCAAATGACATACAAGTCATCGTCATGCACGGTTTCAAATTCGGTTTTTTGTTGTTGAGCATCGGATTGTTTTGACCTTTCTTCTTTTGTTGCGCTTTTTTTATACAATGTTTTCAAATAGTCGGCCTTTTCCATGAGGTTTGCAGGTACATTCCCATTGCGCACATTTGCAAATGTAATGCCGCCGGTGCCTTGTGCCTTGTCACTGTATTTCAATAAAGAAAGCAGTGTGTCATTGTCATATGCAAACGCAGCAAAGTTGTCAAAATTATCTATCACGGAATCCATTGCTTTTTTAATTGCAGCCAATGCTGGATCCTTTGAAGCAGGTGCACTTGTTGCTGCCAATGCATTATCTTTCACATAATTCGTAATCGCAAGTTTGGCCGCGGCATACACGGCATCTCCTGCCGCACATGCGGCGCCGATCAACGGATTTAATTGTCTTCCCGCAAATGGTACAGTAGCGTATGCAATCAAACGTGCTTGAATTTGTGGTTTTAATTCAGTAGGATTTGCACCAAAATTAATGGCAGTAAATAAGTGAGTTAATATTGCATCCGCAGAAATTGAAGCTGCAACTTGATTCGTAATAAACGCTCTCGTGGCAATTGCTACTGCACACACGATGGAATGCGATTTAGTGGTTGTGGATGCGCCAATTGCAGCATTAATGCGACCATTAAATGTGGCCACAGCAGCATCAGCAGCAGCATCTGTGATCACCTTCTTCTCTTCTTTTGTAATAGTTACCGAGGGTGTCAAATGACACGGGTATTTGTAATACAGCCGTTCCAGCAATTTTTCATAATTCAGGTTATAATCGGGAGTGGATTTGAACGTATACAGCCGGGTTTTGTCTTGAATGATTTTCATTTTGTTATTATTTCGTAAAACATTCCGATTGGGCAAACCGGAATTTGTTACAAGGGTTCGTAGAAAGTAAGTTATATTTTCAACGTTATATGAAGGCATATCCAGATTAACTCTTGTCACAGTGGTGGCAACCATTCTTGAATTCATTGGCGGGACATAATTCGTAATGCGTGCGAACCAGTAGTTCGTTTTCGCATATAACAATATAAAATAATTATAATAATACGTCATTGCTTTTTGAGAGACAATTAATCTATATTTATTGTTTGCAACAGGTAAGAGACGTCCAAATGCGTCTAATGCGATAAATTGGTTCGCAATTGGAAGATAATTTATAAAATTAGTTGGGCCTGCTTGACTAATCGGAATGGCAGTGCTAACCGGGGTGGTGTACAATATTACAAACCGTTCATCCCCTTTTTCATCTAGGTTGACGGGGTTGTTAACGGGGGCACTCAAATCACTCAAATTGCGCACATTTTTCATATCATTCACCACAACTTGTTTACTGGCATTCGCATCTTGGAACGATTGTTGTATCCATTGAAGCGCGCGCTTGTGTTTGTTTTGGTTGGCGTACTTTACAAATTTTTGAAACAAGTCCCATTGCATGAACACGGTCGCCGCTGCATCCTTCATGTTCAACTTCCCGAACATTTTTTTGAATTGAAAATTGGTTTCATAAAATGCGTCCACCTTTTCTTTGACGACGTCAAATGATGTGGGGACGTACACCAAGTAATCGCACGACGTGGACTGAGTTTTCTTTTGTTCCTCGTCCAAGTCCACGACGTATTCGGATGCGGAATTCGCGACAATCATTTTTTGGGTCAATATGTGAATGTTTTGTGTTCCTTCTTTTTTCTTGTCTTGGGGGGTGGCTTGGGGCTTGTCTTTGTCTTTGCCCTTGGCTTTGTCTTTGTCTTTGTCTTTGACTTGACTTCCGTCCTTGTCTTTGGCATCGCTGGTATTTGCCACAATGGAGTTGAACGTGACAACTACCGAATTGTACGTTTCCATTTTCAAATTTGCCGAAAACCCGGAAGTCTGGGCGTCATCGTCGTCCCCAAACAAATTCAAGTTCATGGTCCAGGGTCCAGGGCACAGGGTCCAATGAATGAATAAATATTAAACTATGTTTATATTTTAATATTAACAAACACACAAATCACAACCCGCTGAGACCTTCAACCCCTTCAAAACTTGGCAGATCGGAATGCAGTCAAGTAATTGCTGTACTTCATGTTTTCGCGCTGTTTTTTGGCGCGTTCCAGCACGTCCATGGCGTCGCTGATTTCCTTGTCGGTGACAACATTGGCCGGACCGTGCCCGGCTTTGGACAAGCCGCCGATGGCAGCGCCGCCGTTGCTGCTAGGTCCCCCACTGGGGCCTCCGTTGCTACTGGCCCTCAAACCCATCGCCGCACCTTGGGCGATGACCCGGTATTTTTCGGGCATGATGCAGTATTTGCTGTTGGCGTTCAGACCGTAATCCGCCAGGACCACGAACACGGCGGTCAAAATGAGCGCCATCACCAAATCGCGCGTGCCCATCCAGCACACCGAAAACACGAGCAGCTCCTTGCTCAATGCCGTCTTCAGAAAATTCTCGGTGGAGGGGTCCAGTTTCAGCTCAATGTAGCGCGCGCCAATGTTGAGCATGATCATGACCACGCCTGCAAAAAACAGGCTGTTGTTCAGCCGATACGCCGCATAATTAAACCATCCCGTTACAAAATGAATCGTGTCCATGATTTTCAATGTTTTCAATACCAACTCTGCAATGATTAATATAATGCAATAAAATAATATTGGGCAATTAAAACAGTTGACGTTTCAGGCGACTCACGCCGGATTTCAGAGCGTCAACGCCATCCATCATCATGCGACGACCATTGCGAATGTGGGGGCGGAGTGCCGGTGTGAAGCCTTCTTTTGCTGGGTTGGTTGGGTTGGTTGCTGGGTTGGTTGCTGGGTTGGTTGCTGGGTTGGTTGCTGGGTTGGTTGCGTTGGTTGCTGGGTTGGTTGCATTGATCGGATTTGTGGTCCAGTTGCAACCTGGATCGCACATATTGGCAATGGACACGTAATTGTTTGAATTTGCGGGATCTTGCTTGCATGAATTGTCCGCATTCATAGAAGATATGTCCATTTGTTTGATGGCCTCCAGCTTCAGTTGCAGTTTTTCGCCGTTGCTCCCGTCAAACAGCGCGGGGCTCAACATGTATTGAAACCCTGGCGGTTGATTCCCAGCACCACCCACTCCTTTCATGCAATATTTTTCCCTAAATTCCGTTGCCGATCCGAATTGAATGGCTGATGGTGCAATTGCGGCAGAACCAAGCAAGGGATGCATCGGCGAATCCAGTTTCATGTTGAAACCTTCTTTTTGGCCGTGGGTTCGCTGTGACTGCATGAACGAAATTGCAATGACCAATGCAATGATGCCTGCAATGCGATGACACAATGTGAGGGCAATGATGGCCGTCACCATGACCACTTTGCCTAAAACATTGTCTTTCAAAAACAAAATGGGGGAAGCCCAAATCATGCACGCAAACAGGAATGCAACTGCGACGTACCCGAATTCCGGATCCACCTGTTTGAAGTACTGTTGCAACGAATGCATTTTTCACAACACAAACAAACAATGTTTTAAATGTGACTATTATTATATGTGTTATTTTTTTTTGGGGAACCATAAGACAACAATAAGATAAACAAAACCAAAATATTATCTGCTCATTTTATTAGGAGAGGTATGTCTGGATATTTGCAATATTCAAATTATGGTGATGATGAACCACCGACGTCCATGAATGTTCAACCCAAAAGAACATTAAGGACAAATCAACGAACACTGCGAGCAAAGCCATCTGCTGCGCGATTGACACAAGCCCCGAAACAACAAATGCAACAACCGCCACAGCCGCAAATGCAAATGCAACAACCGCAAATGCAAATGCAACAACCGCAAATGCAAATGCAACAACCACAAATGCAACAGCCGCCACAGCAACAACCGCAAATGCAACAGCCGCAACACAAGTATATGCAAGAACTTATTCAACAAATGCACAACGGTGGAGGAGACAGCGACAGTGAATCTGATTCGGACACTAGTCACCAAGGACAAATGCAACAACAGTTTCAAACGCAATCCGTTCCAAATAGAAACCGGTTTGCAGCGGCCAACAGCTCGGATCTGAACGCTAGGTTAAACCCAGCGCCGGCATCCGCATCCGCATCCGCCTCCGCCTCCGCCTCTGCATCCGCATCCACCCTATCAAAAGAAGGGTTTGCTTTAGCCAATGCAGTGTTCCAGGCCTCCAATGCAAGTGACGCCGAAAACAAGGACGTTCTACTGCAAAAGTTAGACCACATCATCTCTCTGTTGGAAGACCAGCAAGATGAACAAACCGGTCACGTGACTGAGGAGTTAGTTTTATACTGTTTTTTAGGCGTGTTTATTATTTTCATCGTGGATTCGTTTGCGCGCGCGGGGAAATACGTGCGTTGAAGTCATGCATCCATTGACCGCAATTAAATTAAATGTTGTAATATTGTAAACACAACCATACAACAATAAAGTCAATGAAATACAATCGGGATATCGGTATTGTGTCTAGGCGCACTGAAATGTATGCATGCGGTCTCATTGCCAGTGCAGTCATTGTGGCGGTTGCATGCGCTTTTTACAAAAATGTAAAGGAATCATTTCAAGGCAACTCCAATCAAGGCAACCAAAGAAAAGGCAAATTAATGTTCAACGGGTCTTACCCCAGCGCTCCCGTGGTGTGCTTGGCGGGGAACAAGCATGTTCCGTGCACCGCATTTAGCAGCGGATAAATGCACGAACCCATTAATTCGCGGGTTTGTAAAACAGGTAGAAGTATTGATATTCTTTTTGTGCTTTGACAAGGTCAATTTGTCCAAGCATGTTAAATCCAACGCCGGCGGCCAGTTCAATGAACGTTTGCGGCGACGGCATTTTAAAGTTGCGCACGTGCTTGCGCGTCTTGCCCGTTTTGTCGTCGGTGAACACCTCCCGATACTGCACAAAATCATTCGGGAAAATTTGCACGTCGGACTTGTATTCAAAGTCGTTGAATTTCACCACGTTTTGCGCTTTGCTTCTGTTTTCAGCGGGCGACGAGGACCCCAGCAAACTGGCGGCATTGAACCGGCGCGGGTCCACCAAATGCAGCACAAAGTAGCCGCCCGGTTTCAGCCACGTGTAAATGTTGGAAAACAGTTTCTCCGTGTTGGGAATGTAGTACACCTCAAAGTTCATCATGGACACCAGCGTGAAGCTCTCCGGCTTGAATGACGACACCGCCGTGGGATCGCCCTTCACGATGTTCAAGTTCAGCTTGGGATTCGCTTTTTTTGCTTGCGCAATCATGTCGGCCGAGGATTCAATGCCGGTTATGTCGGTTACGCCGTGCTGAATGAAGGCATTCATGTAGGCGCCTGTTCCCGCACCCACATCCAGCGCAACCGTTTGATTGGATATGTCCGGGTATTTGTTGATGATTGTGCCCACCTCGTAAGCGTTGTTCACTGTTTGGTTGAACAGTTGGTCATGCACGGCAGCATAAAACGCGTCTTTCATGTCGGCGCCATTTTTCACAATGACGTTGCTGCTGCTGCTGCTGCTGCTGCTGCTGCTGCCGCTTTGCACGAAGGACTCAATGAATGATCCCGAATACGGGACAGGCTGCAGCCGAAGCTTTAGCCGCTGAAGTTTATTATAAGCAGACACCAGCAACAAGAACGTGATTGCCATCAGCAGCACGCCAAACCACACATTTTTTTCAATGGATTTGCAAAAAGTGTTGAATGCATCATTGATTGCGCTCATGTTATTGTGATGTTGCGATGGTGTGATGTTGCGATGTTGCGACGGTGTGATGTTGTGATGTTGTGATGTTGTTATTAAATATATGTTATATTGTTATTTTTTTTAAATAATAACATAATAATTGCACATTCACTGGATTGTTTCTGAAGCCAAATGAATGACACCGAAATCAACGACATTCGCACCGAATTCAAAGGCATCACCTTTTCAAAATACAAGAAGCCCGATGCGCGCAAAGAGCTACTGAACTGCCTAAAAAATGGGAAAATAGAAGAAGCGTGTTACTGGACCGCCGAATTCGTGTGCGCGGGACACTACCAAGAGCTGTGGGACATCATCCTCACCTGTTTCGGCAAGCACATCCACTTGGCCAATCCCAAGCTGTGCATGTATTTGGAACTGCGGTACGACGCGTTCAAAGAAATCGTGGCCAACGGCTACATCGGAAATGAACTGCGCATGCGCAACAACCCGCGCATTCGCACACTGTTTGCCGAAATCGTGTGCGTTTTGTGCAACTCCAAAAAGAAATACAGTTTGGAAGGCATCAAGGTTAAGAAGGCCGACTTTGACAGCACCGCCATGACCGACAAACTGAAGGCACCCACCGTGTCGTACGTTAGTCCCGTGTTTCTGCCCGGCGATCCGAAAGAGCTCTACATTGCCATCAACGAATTTGCATTCCACATCTCTAAAGATTCCAAAAACAGTTTGCAGGCGTCTTACTGGCTGGAATGGGTCATGGAATTTGAACAATTATGCCGCAAAAAAAAACAGAAGTGCATGTGCGAACGCCGCAGCGCCATGCCCGTGGATTCCAAATTCCAAATGGACCCGATTTGGATCATGTGGGAACTCATTGTGGGGCAAGCGCGCGACGCCGCGCCGTTCATGCCAAAACTCATGCAAAGTCTACTTAAACTGTATTGCCTGAGATACACCGACGGGGTGAAAAAAAAACGGCGGTATTTGATTTACTTTGCGATTTGCTTGCTGACTGAACCGTTCATAATGACGCAAGAAATGGTCTCAAACAAGGAAACCATTGAGAACGTGGTGAAAAAAATAGACACGGTCTACAAACAAGTGAAAAAAAATGAAATTGCTCCCAAGACCGACTATTTGACGGGGGCAGGCGGCACAAAATCGGATTTAGATAAAACCATTGAAAAAATGGACAAACTGAATTCAATGAACACCGTCATTCGGTTTGCTTGAATCAGAAGATGGGGAAGAAGGAGAAGGAGAAGGAGAAGGAGAAGGAGAAGGAGAAGGAGAATAACTCATTGCAAACTCAAATATTCGTGCATATGAGTACATTTGGGACAACAATGCAATGGATTATGGGTTATGATTGCGTGATCTAATGTATATATTTTTATCTTCTTTTACATATATTGAATATTAAAGATCACACCACGTTGAATGGATTTAACACCTGCGGCACCACTTGCACCTGCATCTGCACCCTCGTTTGCATCCGACAACATGAACGATGAGTCTTCATCCATGTCGTCTCTGTTGATTCGCGGACTATTGATCGTGCTGCTTTTGGCGCTCATCGGATTCAATGTGTTCACTTATTTGGATGACATTGTGGAATGGTTCAGCAACACATTGGGGGCACCATTTCGTTCCGTGTCCCGGTTTTTGGGGTATGCTGTTGCCGACACGGCTCAAACCACCGTGGATGTGACAGCACAAGGCACCAAATCCGCAGTTGACATTGCTGCCGGTGCCGCAACCAGTGGAATTGACGTGCTTCAGCAAACAATTGGAGAAGGAAATCAAGCCAATCAAGCCAATCAAGCCAATCAAGCCAATCAAGCCAATCAAGACGCTTCACTGGAAAAGGCGCTGTCGCATGCGAAAAAACAGCCTCCGCAACCGGATGACGCAACTAGTCGCACGCAGCGAACCGGAAAATCCGGCTTTTGTTACATTGGAGAAGACCGAGGATTTAGAAGCTGTATTAAAGTGGGTGAACAAGACACTTGCATGTCGGGAGACATTTTCCCAACCCAAGCCATTTGCATCAATCCCCGTTTGCGACAATGACGCACATGAATGTAAATGCAAAACAATCCCGATTTTCAAAAAACAAAATCGTGTTAAAACAATATAAATGATTCGTATTATTAAAATACATAAATATTAATTTATAGCATTACTTTATAACCTTCAAACATGTCTGATTCTGAGGTTCCTGTACAACCTGAAGCGCAACCTGACGCGCAACCTGACGCGCAACCTGACGCGCAACCTGACGCGCAACCTGACGCGCAACCTGACGCGCAACCTGACGCGCAACCTGAAGCCGAAGTTCAAGCGCACTATGAATCGCTTGAAATGCCCGTCCCCCAAATGACCCTGGAGGAGCTTAATGATTTTTTCAACTCGGTTGAAATAAAACCACCTCACATTGTCTTTAATCAAGAACAGTATGACCGAGATTTGGCCGACGGATTAATCACTGCATCAAGAAGCCTTAATAATAGTCCCTATTTGCCCGCCGAACTTAAGGCTGCACATGGCGCAACGACCGTCAATGTTGCGCCCGCTGTTGGCAAAAAGAAAGTTGTGATTGCAATCACCATTGCACACAATTGGCCTGCCGACTACCTTCAAAAGTGTTTTAATGCCTTTTGCACAGTGTATGGAATTAGCCCTGTTCCAAGCATGGAAGTCATCAACTTAGGTTCATTAACCTCAAATGGAAACATAATTTTGGGCAACCCACCTCTTGCAACATCTCAAGAAGCAGCAGCAAATCAATCCATCATTGAGGCCATCAGCACTTACATAAACACTGGCACAAATGGAACACTTCTGTCAAGTGTCACTGGTATCACAACGTCGACCCGCAATTTGTTGACCGGCATCGCACGTTTTAATCACAGCGAAAATGCCGTTAAGGTTGGTTGGTTGGGTGAATTGATACTCAACTTTTGGGCAATTGCCATGAATCCAAATGCGCATTTTCGCATAATAAATGGCGCCAGTGCCATGGGAAATGATCTTTACAACACAGTTATTTATGCTTCAACCGACGCCAACTTTGCAAGTAATCAATATGGAACCACCGATTACATAAACATGTCGTGGGGAGACACAATCCCTGGTGGAGATCGCAAACATTTGGACGATCAAATATTCATTAACCCAAGAATATGTTATTTTGTAGCAGCTGGAAACACTCGCTGGGCTGGATATCCTGCAACATCAAACAATGTGATGTGCGTTGGTGGTGCATCTCTTTATTACGCGGTCAACGACCCAATCAATCTTCCCACAAATCCCAATGTAACACTGTGGGTTGGACCAACCATTAACCCAAACCCAAACAGCGATGTGAATACAGGAGGTGGAACCGGATTTTCACATTCCATTGCCGACGGTGGTGCATATGAAAGACCGGAGCATCAGTCAGGCACGACGAATGGTTTGCAAATCCTCACACAATCACAATACAACAACAATCGTCGTGTGTGCCCAGACATGTGCTCGCTTGCTGATCCTGTCACTGGGTTAACGATTTTGTTTGTGAATAGCGATGGTTCAAAGGTTTCATTGGTGCTCAGTGGTGGAACATCCCTCGCGAGTCCATTGCTTGGTGGGTTGTTTTCCCACCTGAGCCAACGAAGATACAATGAAGAGTTGACTCCATTGACCACCCGATTGACCGAGGTGGGGGGCGCCACTTTGACTGGTTCCGTCAATTTACAGAAGTTTCTTTACAACAATTTTCAATCCAATGTGGTGGGAACCATGTTTTATGACATAGTGTCTGGAACAACCAGACTCCATAATGACTATAGGTTGGGACCTAATAATGGGGCCACCTTCACAGCCAGTGCGGGTTATGATATTGCAACCGGCTTGGGATTTCCTCAAATGCAGAGCATTTCCAACATAATGTTTCCTTTGCAACCCGTGCAACAACCAGGACAACCAGGACAATCGGGCACTGGTTCTGCCACACTCGTACCGTCCGTAAATCCCCTTTTGACAACTTCCAAAATTACGTTCCGATTTAACATCCAATAACCGACTGCGGATCTACAACCGTCGGTTTCAAATGGATGGCTAAATGTCCAAATATTCAAATCTAATATTCAAGTGTATTCAATGAAATGCATGTGCAATAAACCATTGCACATGTATGTTTCACTAGGTAATCAATAAATTACGAACAAATTTCAGTGTAAGTGAGATTCAACAACGGACACAATTCTTTGGGATCAAACTCAATGCTATGTGCACGCGATGCGCATAATTCTTCTTCAATGAAATTGATGATTGGACACACCTTGTGAATGTCTTGCGTTTCTTGCGTTTCTTGCGTTTCTTGCGTTTGATTTGCATAGTACTCATTGTGCAATATGCGAACAGACATGGCATCGTCGCTCATCATTTTATCATGATGTTCGTGGCTGGAACAAAACGATGCATTGTATTTTTGCAACAGCACGCACAACTCTTGAACTGGGGAAGATGATGCATTGGAATTGGACACCGCGTGGCACAACTCATGATCCACAATGTCAATCAGCGGGCACAAATCACTCGGATTCAAAGAAGATGAAACAGGAATGGAAGCCATGATAGTATAAGAAAATAACAACATCAACGGCACAAAAGGAACAATTTTCATTTGCTAAATGTATATTAATTTATATGATATACATTTATGTTTATTTTATTGCATTCTTATTGCATTTTCATGGTTTAATTGTTTTGGAATCCATGGGCCATTTGGTATTGCCTGATGCATTCGTCACCTTCAATTTGTAATTGTACAGCGGCACGGTCGTGTCAACGCATATCTGAATTACAGGGCCCGGCACGTCGCAGTCACTCGTCAAAGAACAATGATTTTTCGGCCCATTGCAGTTTAATGACACCGTGCGCATGACGCCGTTGATGGGGATTTGTATTTCAGGCAGGTTGTCCACATTCGGATTCGTATACGTTTGCGTTTGCGTGGCCCATGATTTTTTGCGCGTGAGCGCATTGCGCGACGCCATGGAGTATTGCTGCGCTCGCGACATTTGTGCACTGTTTTTTTTGTATTTCAAAATCTCGGTCTTTCGTCTCTCGTCCAGTTTATATGTGCTGTAAGGGGGCAGGCCATTCATGCAAGCTTCATACCCGTAATTGCTATCACAGTTCGGACAGTTGTTTCCTCCAACGCGAGTCCAAACCCGCGGTGGAACGGGAACATACCCCACACCGCCGCACGCGCTGGTGCTTTGATTCCCCAACACAAACGGGATTGACATTTTGAAAGGGCGAGAGATATTCGGATTAAATTAACCCAATATTTAAATTACTTCCTTTTTCTAATGGATGCAAGGGTCAAAATGGTCAAAATTGTGATTGCAGCGACGCCCATGCACGTTCGCACCGTGGTCGCCTCTCTCACCGTTGCCACCGATGCGTCCTTCAATTCGTGCTGCAGTTCGGTCGCCAGGTGCGCCGCATTGGCCACGCTGGACTCCATTGACGTGAAACTGTACGAGCTGTTGCCGTTTTGCACGCCGCAATTGTACAAGTTTTCATGAGTGATGGATCGGTTCGGCACGTATCCGTGCGTGGTCGTCATAAAAGCGTGATTGAACGGCACCCAACGTCTCTCGTCTGCATTGTACGCACTCTGCGTTAAAAACTGGTAATCCGGTTCCGGCAAATTCGGGTAAATTTGTTTGAGTTGTCGGAACACTTCGTTCATCACGCCGCGCTTCTCGCCAATCTCGTTTGCGCTGACGCCCGAATGATCCGACGGCGCATCCGGCATGGTGACCACCGCCGAAATCACGGTCCGAGACCGCGGGTCATTGAAGTCCATGTAGTCAGACAACACGATGTTGCCGACCCCCCACGACGTGCGAGGATAGCCCCATATCTTCGGCACATTGATTTTAGTGCGCCAGTGAAAAATTACCGAAATGTAGGGCAAGTACTGCGTGGATTGCTGAAAGCGGTCAAACTCGGGACCGAATGCGCCCTCCAGGTTTGCATGCGCGTTCAAAATGTGCTGCACTTCTTGCGGCGGACACGCCAGAATCACGTGCTTGCATGCGCACACCGCGGGTTTAGATGCATTTGCACGCGCGTCTCTCACTGCCACCCCCGTCACCCGATGCGCGTCGTTGCCAAGCGCGTTTGAAACAATAAACCGGTCAATGGCCGCATTTTTCACGATGACCACGCCGCGCTTCACGAGCGCATCCTCCCAAATGCGAAACAGTCCCACATCATTCGGCACCCGGGGTTGATAAATGCCGTACAAGAAATTCTGATTCAAAATCTGCAGGAAACTGAAGAGTGTGTAAGTGTCGGCGCTGCCGCCGTCGGTGAGCCGTCCGATGCGGTCCAATATGTCAATGGATTCCCTTGAGAATCCATGAGACGAGAGATATTCCATTAATGTGATTTCTTTAAATGCATCGTTCAACGTGGCGAAACTCCAAAACAGGGTGGCAATTTCTCTCACTGTTAGAACTCGCAAAGCTTCCAACATCATGGTGGCCGTGCTGAAGTTGTACTTCACAAACAGCTCGTCAAACCGTGTGCCCATGTCGTTGAGCAGTTGCGAGAACATGAGGAAATTGTCAATGTAGATGCGGGGACCGTGCTCCGTCATCATGCCGTCATGCACGCGGGTCACGCCGTGGCAGCCGCCTAAATAATCGCGTTTTTCAAGAAGCAGCACGCGACTGGATGACAACAGCTGCGCCAGTGCCAACCCCGTGGGACCTCCGCCCACAATGAGGTAGTCGTATTCATCGGGTTCATGCGCAGTCGGCATGACGCTTGGTTTGTGTTGGGTTGTGTTGGGTTGTGTTGGGTTGTGTTGGGTTGGGTTGTTATAATGAATGCATATTAATAATAACAAAAACCCCCTTACTAATAATCGGCGGCATTCCATTGACTGTAAAACCACCGCATGGACAAGTAATCCATGACGCCGGGGGCTCCTCCCGATGAGCCAATCACCTTCAAATTGGGGCCAGCGCTGATGATGTTTGAAATGGCGCGGGTTCCAAGTGCTGTGTTGTAATACCGCAGCGACGAGATAAGACCGTTGAATCCATGATTTTTTGCAACATTCACGTCACCGTAATTTTGAAATGGCACGGCATCCAGTTGGAGGCGTTGGGCCAAGTCCCCGTTCATAAACACGTCCAGTATCGTGTTTTCAACCCGAATAATGACGTTGAACCACTTGTTGATGGGAATGTTGTCCACATCAACATATGTGTTGGATTTCTCAAATGTGCTCATGACCACGCGAATGCCCGAATAATCGCTCTTCAAATAAAGACCCGGACCGTTGTTTGGTGCCATGATTCCCTTCATGGCAGGGTCATTGTTGATTGGGTTTGCGCTGCCCTTGTTGAACACATGGTGATACCCGGTGGATTCATTCGTGGCATCATTTTGCTTGATGTAAATCCAAGCGGACCACGTGAATGCAATGCCGGCCGCATCATTCGTGGATCGCAGGATGGTGATGGCATTGGGTTGAGACGGATCTTGCGGGATTGTCAAATTTCCAGACGTTCCATCAATCAATCCATCCACCAAGTAGGGGCTAGAATTGGGTGAAAACAACCACCCAATGAGTGAAATGCACACCCTCAACACATAAACAAATATGAGCACCGTCAATATGAGGAATGCGGCCTTCGCCACGTAGCTGTTGGAATCCAGAAACGATTTGGACCCGCTAACAATGTCTGCCGAATTGAATTCGTTCATTGCAGGAAGATTCATTGGCGGAGCTCCCAACCCGTTATTTCCGCCGCCGCCGCCGCCGCCGCCTGGATACATTGGATTAAGTGGATTCATGATGCAGGATGGCTAAAACGTTTGTCTGTACTTAAATATTATTGTATGTCTTATTAACTTATAATAATAAATTATTTTCATGCATTATTTGTGTATTATTTGTGTATTATTTGTGTATTATTTGTGTATTATTTGTGTATTATTTGTGTATTATTTGTGCATTGGATCAATTCAAATTGAGACTTGCCCCAATGTTTGGTTGTCCTTGGTTATGTTGAAGTTCAGCTTGTATCGGTGAATGAAATCAAACATGCCAGAGCCGCTGTAACCGTCCCCGTAAATGCTCCACGCTTCTTCCGGCGTAAAATAATTGTCTTTGAAAACCACGTTGGAAATGTACCCGGTCAAATCGCCGCCGTCTTTGACAACGCATTTGCTTGCATCTTTTTTGTCAATCATGCCACCGACATACAGCGTGTCGCTCGTGTTCAATCCAAGCGGGACTTTGGTCAATATGCACGTTCGCACCAGCTTGCCGTCCAAATACACATCCGTCGTGTTGCCATAAATGCTCATGGTGATGTTGAACCATTTTTGCAGCTTCACGTTTTGTATGGTGCATGCCTTGTTTCCGTTCATCACTAAATTCAAATTGTTTTGTTCGTTGTCCAAATACATGTTGAACAGCGTGTTGTCCTTTGCGCACCGCGTCAATATGTTTTTATTCAAATTGCTGGCATTGTCGTCAGCGCTCACCGTGTTTTGCCATGCATCAATGTAAACCCACACGGAATACCCGTAATTTGCATTTGTGCCGAAATTGTCACAAGGCACCCCAACCACGCGGGTTCCATCCGAGAACCCGGACACCGTGGTCGTAGTTTTGGTCATTAATTTGTACACTGCATAAATCAACACAATGATGAGAACAAACACGAAAATGGTCAAAAGATTCATTCCAAAAATGTATATATCTGCTATATATATTTTTCGTTATATTATTATTTATTTTGCGAATGACCTAAGGTTAATATCAAAACGTGTCAACAAACACGCTCGCCGCTGTTTTCATGACATTTGCCACCATTCCGTCGGTGCTAAATAATGCACCCAGCAGCGCCCCAATTAACCCGAATGCGATCGCACCCATGACCGCCCCCTTTGTGGATTCCGATGGGTTGTTGAATAACCACCCGAACAAGGCTCCAAACACGGCGGCGATTGAACCAGCCGTCACCGATCCGTTTTGACTGAACGACATCGGATTGGGTTGAGAATCGCGATCGCGTTCGTTCACACCCACCACCGGGGGGTTCAACGCACTGTTTGTTTTGTAAAACCACGCAATCTCCGCCTTCGTAAAAGGTTCGCGGTTCAACACCATGTTGCAAATCTCTCCTTGAACTCCGGTTTCTTGGCCAATCACCACCGCCTGAGCAATTTGAATTGACCTCGTAATTTCCGGCACGTGCATTCCCGTGTAAATCAGTTTGCCGTTGATGAAAATGTCAATCGCACCCTTGTCCGAATTGATGACGAGGTTGTTCCACCGTTGCAACGGAACGTCGACCATGGGCGGGATTGGTTCAGACGGCATTTTTACTCCCGCAATGGACACGTTCAGCGCATTGGTTTTGGGAGAATATGAAACACTTGGTCCAGTTTCTCCAAAGTTGAAGACGTTGATGTCATTGGCATATTCGGGGTTCAGGGTCGGGGGTTGCGGATGAATGTAAAACCACGCCGAAACGCCGTAACTGTAATTGTGCAATTGCACTTCAATGGGACTTGCCGCCGCCGCCGTTTGGGCCGAATCAGTTGCATCATCTATCACGCCATTCCGGTTTACGAATTGGATTTGGTAGTTGGACACTTTGGTTTCGGTGGTCATGGAAATGGGGGACGACAATATTTGAACGCCGGTGTGATTGATTGCCCGCGTCACCAGAGACGGAAGGAAATGTCCGGCCAAAATGAATGCGGCCTCCAATGCCAGCAGAATCAGCCACGGGCGAATGGGCATCCTGTACTGCTCCTTCAGCATTTCCACGCCGTCCATCAGCAAACACGGCAGGTAAAAAAGTGCATTGGCAATGAGTTTCAGCACGTTGATCACCCAATTGGAATCCTCGGTGATTTGGAACATGGAATCCCCCATTTTGCGCGACGTTGAAAAGACGGTGCGCGCCAAGCCAATGACAACCGCAATGCCGCCAATGTAGATGAGCGCAGTGATGCCGTATTGCAATAAATTGGCCACGGTGGTCAAACCACTGTTAGAATTCAGGAAAAACAGGAGCAGTCCCACAATGCACGCAGCCACCGCAATCAACAAGAGCGGTCGCATGATGAATTGCAAGTAACCTTCTTCTGCCTTTTGTGGTTGTGTGCCCGCCGTTGTGCCTGTTGTGCCTGTTGTGCCCGTTGTGCCTGTTGTGCCCGCTGAGCTTGACTCACCACCACTTGACTTGCTTGCAATGTAAACCCCAAACATCATCAACGATGCAATGAACATGGTGAACAGCGTGATCACCGTTCCGCGCTGGCCTTCTATGAACGCCGTCAAGTCAAACGATGAGCGATAGAGCAGCAACCCCACCGCGGCAAATGCAATGAACGCACCAATGATTGCAATGGGGTGCTGCATGAACAATTGAATTATCCAATACAATGGGAATATGATCATTTGGATCAATGTCACCAAGTTCAAGTTGGTCTCAATGCTTGGAAAGTTATCGGTCTTCGCATTCAATAAGTTATTGACCCGCGTGTGTAAGGACACCAGTTTTATTAACCAGTTTAGCACATTCAATCCCATGCTCGCGAACACAGCGTAAATCAATGCATTCACATACGGGGTTTGTTTGTTTGGATCGTATCCATTGAACGAGAAGTTTGCATCCCAAAAGCACGAGGCAAACGATGCACTCACGCACGGCACCAGCTGGTTCTTAAACTTATACACACTGATCATGAGGTATGCCACATAAGACAGCATCGCAAAAATCAAAACCCGCTTGGCAACATCCGTGAGTTCACTGTTTTCCACATATTTTAAATAGTGTGATAGCGGAAACGTATTGAAAGTGTATTTGAGGGAATCCAACCCGGTGCTTATCCAATCCTTTAGTGGTTCCATGTTGAACTTGACCTTGAACCAATCGTACACCAGCATTGCAATGGCGCTGCCAATGGAGGCGCATGCCACCACTTGAAACCAATACGTGGCGCCCGTTTTGACAAGGTAATACATCATCATGAGAGGAAACCATAAATTGAAAATGAACCGCAAACACAGTTGCAAAAATGTGTAAATTGAATCACGAATTGGGGCTATTCCTCCTACTCGCCATCCAACCAATGCAGATATAAGCGAACCCACAATTACAACCCCGATGAGTGATATGTTTGTGAAAAATAACCCGGTTCTCTCACCGTGAATGGTCAAATTTACTCCGTCCGTGGTTTGCGTTGCCCATATGGACACAAATACAAGAATGACAAGTGTGACTAGAATGACAATTGGATAAAAAATCCATTCTTTTAATGTATCGGCCGCGCCAAAACTAAAGGATGTAAGAGCCTTTGCGAATACCGCGTACACCCATACGAATGGCAGCAGCGTCACGACACGATTGCCCGTGTTTATCGTGGGGGTCCCAGTCGCCGGGTCAGTTTTCGTCGCGTCGGTTTTGTTTGTTTCATCAACTTCGCGGTTTGCAAACACGTAAGCGTAAACAATTGCGCCGATTGCAGCCAGCCACAAATAATACCCCGGCTCCTTCAAAAATTGCAAAAATGAAAATGTACCCGGAGGTCCTTGAGGGGGTGCAGGTGATTGCATTCCACAAATAAAAAAAAATACAAATCACACTAATTATACATTGCATATATTTAAAATGCATGCAAATGATGCATTTCCTTGTCATTGCGTCATTGAATTGCTAAAACGGTTAAAATGTCTCCATGGCAGTTTTTTTGCCGTGGCAGTCGCGGCATAGCGCAACTAGATTGTCCACGTTGTTGGACCCGCCGTGTTCCAGGCGCACAATGTGATCCACTTCGTACCACGCCGGCAACTGGCGGTCGCAGTGCCCGCACTTCCACGACTGCTGTGCTGCCACGAACTTCTTCTTGGTTTCACTCACGCTGCGCTTGGTGGCGTTGTTGCGCCCGGACGCCATGATGCGCGCCTCCATTTGCGCTTCTTTGCCCCCGTGCCGTGGTGCTACACCTCCCTCCTGAAACAGGGACTTCTGGTTTGCAAAGTCCAGAAAGGGCGACAGCATGTCGGCCGACGAGCGGCTGATTGGCATGTATCGGATGATGTCGTTCGCATGCGACATCATGGATTGCGATTGCCCCGGGTTTTTTTTCAAGAAGATATAGAGAGATAATCCCACAAATGCAAACGTGGACATCTTGATTTCTTTTTGCCACGAATGAAACACCTTCAAATATTTACCGTCATAGTACGTGTTGAAAATGAGGAATGCGGTGATGCCAAATACGAAGAGTTCTAATTTCATGGTGTTGTTCAATCGCCGTATATACATGCATCATATAATTTCATCTCTCAAATCGCTCAAATTTGCTGCATGTTCATGGGATACGGGGTTGGCACCCGTTTAATGTGATGGCGAGTGTGCGTGTGCGATTGTTCCTGCCGTTTACGTTGAAACCGAACCACCTTGGCCGACTTGTTGAACCCTTCTTTGTTCTTTAATGGCGGTGCAACCAACTTATTAATTTGCTGCAATTGTTGCACAATGTTGCGCACGTTCATGCGACGATGTCCATTCACAAACACAATTGTCCGGAAGATGGTGCGGTATTGATGAAGCATGGCTTGATACACTTCGTCGGACATGATGAAATGATCGCGCGGCAGCATGAAGATGCTGTAAAACACGGACATGGTGCCCCACACATCGGTGTTGTAACGATACACCTTGTTGAAATAATCATGCAACATGAACTTGCGAGGCGGTGTCCTCTCCATAAAATGATGCAGAATTTCGGCGTTGTATTTTTCAACCGCTGCATTCAACAACGCGTTTGCCGCATCGGTGTTCACATTGAACATGGTTTCAAAAATGTAGGTCAAATACTCGTGACCAGTTGGCGCTAATTTGCGGTACTCGTCGTATAGATCGGTCACAAAGGGTTGCAACTGACTGATGTTTGCATTGGACAACTTTGCAACATGGGTTTGACACAGTTCATCAATTTCGGATGAAATGATCATGGTGGAAAATGGGCGGTTGTATGTGACGGGGTTGTTCATGAAGTAGCGCGCTGGAATGACTTGATGCGGCGTGGTGACCCCAGCAAGACCCCAGTCAATGATGCGCACGTTGGCTTCTTTCAGATCCATCATGAGGTTTTCGGATTTCAAGTCGTTGTGCATGACCCCCATCGCGTTCATGGGCTCAACTGCGCGCAGCAATAATTCGGAAATGTGATCATTCAGACGACACAACCGGCGCGCATCCAGCGGCACATTGTCCATCCACACTTTCAAATCCACTCCTAAATTGGGCATGTTGATTGTGCGCAATTTATCCAAATTGTCGTTCACGGTGTCGGCCGCAATGGAATCATTCTTAAAATTGTGGCACACTTCATTGAAGTTGATCAAATCGCTGGTGCTGAGCGTGTCGGGTTCGCATGATTTCACGCGAATGCTGAAATACTTTTCATAATTCTTTATTTTTTTCACAAAGGGTATTATTTTGTCATATTCTCTCATTTCAAAATCCGAACCTTCCTTGTATCCCAGTTTGCTGATGTTGCCGTCGTTCATGTTGCGCGGTTGTCCCTTGCATTTGAGGGACGGTATGAAGACGCATCCCTGGGCGCCTGAAAACAGAGGTTTTCCTCCCTTGCTTCTGCGCCGTCGCGTGAATTTTTTAGACATTGAGGGCATCCGATATTAAAATGATATATTAAAATTATTTCGCATGTGCCATCATCCGTGATACACGTAATACAATCCAGTTGCTGCAAACACGGCAGCCCCTGCATACATCAGTTTGCGCCGATACTTCATTTCTTCCCGCAGCTGCACCTGTTTGGGTTTGTAGTTGGAATAGTATCCGTTCACGGCTTCTTGCAACGTCATTTCGTCCCGGTTCAAACGCAGATTGATTTGGTTGTGCAAAAAGTGCACCCATTTTATAAAAGATTCGCGTTTGTCTAAATAGGGGGAAACTGGGTATTTGTCCAACAATTCGCTAAATGCATTTCCAATTTGATGGTTGGGCAAAAAAAGCGGCAAATTCTGGATGAAATCGTAATATTTTTTGATGGTGACGTCGTTGGGCCTTTCGGGATATGTGACCGCCATGCTGAAAAGAACAAACCAATAATGCGGGCCCCACACTGCCGGGTCCAATGCAGTTGTTGCAATGGGTCCGTTCATTTGTGTCACAGAGTGTCTTTTTACAATCAAACAATATAAAAACAACATGAATTTAACACATAAATAATAGGCAAATATGTCAGAGATAAATGACCCCAATGACGGTTCAGTGAATGAATCTGACTTTAAAATGATTTCAAGATCTTCGCAGTCGCAGTCGCAGTCCAACGCAAGCCGTCATACATTTCAGAAAAAAAATGTGTTTTGCAACAATTGTGGAAAAAATGGGCATTTGATGCACGCCTGCAAAAATCCAATCACGAGCAATGGAATCATTGTGTTCAAGGACAGCGATGAGGGAGCGTCTTATTTGATGATTCGTCGCAAGGACACGCTGGGGTTTGTGGAATTCATTCGTGGAAAGTATCCCATCTACAATAAAATGTACTTGCAGCGTCTCATTGATGAAATGACACTGGACGAGAAACGGCGCTTGCAAACCCAAACATTTAGCGAACTGTGGACCAACGTTTGGGGGGATTATTTGAATGCCAAGTATCAAAATGAAGAAACCGTGTCATGCGAGCGGTTCAATCTCTTGAAAAATGGAGTGAACATAAATCGCGGGAATGGCAACTCGCACTGCATTTCACTGAATGGTTTGATTGAAAACTCGTCCACCCGATGGACGGAACCCGAATGGGGATTTCCCAAAGGCCGCCGAAACTATCAAGAAAAAGACATGGATTGTGCGCTGCGGGAGTTTACAGAAGAAACGGGGTACGACGCCAGCAAATTAATTGTCATGCAAAACATCATTCCATACGAGGAAATATTCATGGGATCCAATGTGAAAACATACAAACACAAATACTATGTGGCTTATTTTCCGTTGTCGCAAAAAACCACTGCAAATCAATCCCATGTCACAGGTTCCCCCAAATTTCAAAAAACAGAGGTGAGCAAAATGGCGTGGTTTTCGTTTGAAGAATGCATGAGACACATTCGCCCTTACAATTTAGAAAAAATCAACATTCTGTGTAATTTGAACAATGCACTCAAGGAATACGAAATCGCATGTTGATGCGCATTTGCGCATTTTATAATCATTTTATATTATAACAATAGTTCAGTTCAAAGAAATAGAATCCAATGCAAGAATCACGAGAAGAATCCATTGAGGATGCGGATGTGCCAAAAAAACCAAAATCAAAGGCGCGCAAACATCCCTTGTTGTCTGCTTCGGCAAACGCGGACTCCATGCTGTCCGGCGAAATCATGCAATGGCAGAAAAAAAACATTGTTGGCGCGGACGAGGATCTCGGGTTTTTGTACCCAACAAAGAATGACTCCGACTTTGCGACAAATATCGCGCAACGCAAGGAGTTCAATGACACCAAGTACGACATTGTGATCCCCACTTCACAGCGTCAAATGGAGGAAGAAGCCACCAAAATGTGCGGGGCTGCATTTGAGCTTGCCCCGCACCAGCTGTTTGTGCGCAACTTCTTGTCGGTGATGACTCCGTACAACAGTTTGCTCCTGTATCACGGACTCGGCACGGGCAAAACGTGTTCCGCCATCAGTGTGGCGGAAGAAATGCGCGACTACATGAATCAAGTGGGCATGGGCATCGCAAAAAAAATACTGGTGGTGGCGTCCGTCAATGTGCAGGACAACTTTCGCAAACAGCTGTTTGATTTCAACAAGCTGAAATTCAACCGGGTTGCGCGCCAGTTTGTCATTCGCGGATGCACCGGAACCAAGCTGTTGAAAGAAGTGGGCGCCAACGCGGAACTCACCGATTTGACCGAACAAAATGTGGAGCGCACGCGCGCCGGAATTGTGCAGCGCATAACCCGCTTGATCAATTCCAGTTACGAATTCATGGGGTACATTGAACTGGCCAACACGGTGCGGCGTTTGACCACGGGCGCTGCATCCAAACAAGATGCCATACGAGCGATCAAAAATGCATTCAACCATCGTCTTGTAATTGTGGATGAAATTCACAACGTTCGCAGCGATGAAGAGAGCAAGGACAAGGACAAGGACAAGGACAAGGACAAGGACAAGGACAAGGCCGGAAAAAGCGTTTCAGATGAGTTGTATAAATTGGTTCGGTACGCTGACAACTTGCGCCTGCTCTTGCTGTCTGGCACACCCATGTACAATGACCCGCGCGAAATTGTGTGGCTCCTGAATTTGATGAATGTGAACGACCGTCGCGCACCCATTTCGGTTGGCGACGTGTTTGATCGCGACGGCAACTTACTTCAAATCAACGGGCGCAATGTGGGTGCCGAGCTGTTGCGCATCAAGTCCAATGGTTACATTTCTGTAGTGAAAGGAGAGAATCCGTACATTTTTCCTTACCGCATGTACCCGGCGGATTTTGCACCGACGCATTCGTATTTGACCAACCGAGAGTTGCGCCCGTCGCAGCAGTTGAACCACACCCCGATTCCAAACCCGATTCAGCACCTGGATTTGTGTTTGAATCCGGCAGGGGCGTATCAAGAGGTGGTGTACAATCACATCATTGATCGCAAACGCTTGGAAATGGCGGCCGACGCCACGTCGTTCGGTTCGTTCTTATTGAAGCAGCCCATTGAAGCGTTGAACATGGTGTATCCCAGTGCGGAATTTGACAAGCTGATGGAGCGAAGCAAACCCAAACCAGCCAGTAAAAAATCCATGGAAGGGGATGAGGAAGGGGTTTCAGTTGCTGACACCGCGGTCATTGCACGCATGAACCTCGGCACCTTGTTGGGTGACGCGGGTCTGAAACGGATCATGAAGTACGACGAATCAGAAGATGGTGCGCGCATTTCCAATTTTGAATACAAGCCCGTGTTGCTGCAAAAATACGGCCGCATTTTTTCTCGCGCCGAGCTGGGAAAGTACAGCAGCAAAATCGCCAGCATTTGCGACCACGTGGATCGGGCCAATGGGATTGTGTTGATTTACAGCGAATACATTGGCGGCGGGGCGGTGCCCATTGCGCTGGCCCTGGAAGAACTGGGTTTCACGCGCTACGACACGCAGGTGGGGTCCTTGTTTAAAACCGCCCCCGTCTTGCAGCGCGTCATCCAACCTCACGGACCCGTGAAAAAAAGCTTCGCCGCCAAATACGCCATGTTTACGGGCGACAAGCAGCTGTCCCCCGACAATCGCGCCGAGTTGGATGCGCTGACCACCGACAACGAGCACGGGCAGCGCATCAAGGTGGTCATCATTTCCAAGGCCGGAAGCGAAGGCATTGATTTCAAGAACGTGCGCCAGGTGCACATCATGGAGCCGTGGTACAACATGAACCGCATTGAACAAATTGTGGGACGAGCTGTGCGCAACTGCAGCCATGCCGACTTGCCGTTTGCCGAACGCAACGTGCAGCTGTTTTTGTACGGCACGACGCTGACCGCCAATCCGGATGTGGAAGCGGCTGACTTGTACGTGTACCGTCTGGCCGAAACAAAAGCCGCGCAAATTGGGCAAGTGAGCCGCATTCTGAAAGAAAACGCGGTGGACTGCTCGCTCAACATTGATCAGACAAAATTCAGCCAGGAGGTGATCCAGCGGCACAATGGCGGGAAAAACGTGACGGTGCGGCAAGTGCTGTCGGACGGCACGCCGTTACCGAATTACATGGTGGGAGACCGCCCGTTTTCGTTTGTGTGCGATTATCAGGCGCGGTGCGAGTATCAATGTTCAAAAAGTGAGGGCGCCAAAGGCAGCTTGAAAATAAACGACGACTCGTATTCGCAGCCGTTCATCTCCATGAATGCGGACCGAATCATGCAGCGCATTCGGGACTTGTTCCGGGAGCAGCACTTTTACAAACGACAGACGCTCATCAAATATTTGTCGGGACACTCGCGCGAGCAGATTGATGTTGCATTGACCCGCTTAACGAAGGATGACCGCGAGCGCGTGATTGACAAGTACGGTCGCACGGGACGCATGCTCAATGTGGGCGAGTATTACCTGTTTCAGCCGTCCGAGATCACGGACCCAAGCATTGACCTGCATGATCGCAGCGCTCCGCTGCAATTCAAACGGGACCACATATCATTTCCGCTGAATGACGGCAAACTGGAACGGCTGGCCGTGAAACACGGGTTGAAACCGTTGGCACCCCTGCCGCGTGCAGACCGATATCCGCCGCAAATGGAATTGATCCATGCCAATTTTGACGCCATAATGAAGGAGCCGACCGCACCGGTTGACAAAAACACCAAGGCATGGAACGAGTTGTGCGCGGATGTGCTCGGGGAGCTGCGCGATCGGTTCCAAGTGCCGACAGACGTGGTAAAAAAATGCATAGTGGAACATTTCTTGGACGAATTCGCGGTGTCTGCGGAAACGTTGGAACTGCAGTTGCAGTATTTGAATGCGATTTACAAAGAAGGCAGCCAGTCGCATGAATTTGACCGAATGGCGCGCGAATATTTTGACGGCCTCATTTTTAAAAATCCGAAATACAAGGGGGAAGAAGGCTTGCTGCTGTTGAATTCAGCCAGCAAAACGGGGATGCAGCTGGTGACTCGCAAAACTGCTGAAAGCGCATGGACAGTCGCAAAATCCAGCGAAGAATGGCGCCATTACATGGTGCAAATCGCAGGAATGGTGCCGAACGAATCCGAATTGGCTCAAATCATTGGGTTTGTGTCCGAATTTAAGGAAAAAAATGGCGGGAGTTATGCCGTTTACAAAATAAAATACGTGAGTGAAAAAGGGAACGGGGCCCGATGTGATCAAATTTCGTCCAAACAACGGCGTCTCACAATTGTGAACCAAATTGCAAACGGGTTGAATCCTGAGGTGGAACAGATTTACACCATGGAAAACACAAAGAACCAAAACACGGCGCGTTACTGCGTTTTGTCCGAAATGTTGCTGCGCTGTTTCAATGCAGTCAAGAAGAATGGCAAACATTGGTTTTTAACCCCGGTGCAATCCAAACCCGCGATTGCTGCACAATGAATAACGACGATAACTATAATAAACAACTATAATATGTGCATATAACAACGATGATAAAAATGCATCAATCACACCCACAATCACACCCACAATCACAACACCGACATGCGGCAAACCCCATTGGCAATGACATTTACATTCCCACTATGGTGACCCAAAAAGTGGTCTTGCCATTCACTGCAATTGGCCGCAACATTCGTTCCGTTTTGGAACGGCATTTAGCGCATGCACACGAAGGCAAATGCAATGCGGAGGGGTACGTTCGCCCTCGTTCCACTCAGTTGCTGGCCCATTCTTCTGGAAATTTGGCCGACAATGGTACCATCTCATTTGAGGTGATGTACGAATATCAAGCGTGCAATCCGGTAGAAGGCATGATGATTGTGTGTACGGTTCAAACAGTCACGCACGCTGGTGTGCATGCGCATATTGTTCCCGAACCCAGTCCCGTCGTCATTTTTGTGTCGCGCGACCATCATTACTCTGACCCACAATTTTCCAAGGTGAAAGTGGGCGATGAAATCACGGTGCGCGTGATTGGACGACATTTTGAATTGAACGATCCGGTTGTTTCAGTCATTGCGGAATTACCCCATCACAAATGAATTGCAATCAATGCAATCAAATGACAAATGTTAATTCAAAAAATTGAATTAAAATTACTTCCAAAATGAATATAACCACTGTAACCGACACTCATGCTATTTTCAAACAATCACACCAATCAGAACAATCAGAACAGCGCCAACGATTCATTGTATCATGCCACCACCATTCATCACAAGGTGTGCTTGCCGTTTGCTGACATCGCGCATTTTAAAGGACTGGATGAACAGCTCACCCAGCATGTGTCAAATCAAATGACTGGAAAATGCATTGCACACGGATTTGTTAAACCGCAATCTTGCAAACTTCGGTCACAATCGGTGGGAACATTCTTGGCGGGAAACATCTCGTTCAACCTGGAAATTGACTGCATGTTGTGCAGCCCAAAAGAAGGAGATGTCATCAAATGTGTTGCAAAAACGGTGACCCAGGCTGGCATCCGAGCACACGCTTGCATTGAGCCATCGCCCGTCGTGATTTACATTTCGCGCGAAATGCATGATTCGTCGGCGGAAAGCCGAACCATGGATTCGGTGAAACCGGGGGATGGACTTGTGATAAAAGTCGTTGGAAAACGTTTTGAACTGAATGACAAACACGTCTCCATCATCGGGGAATGGATTTCTATTTGAAAAATTGTTTGGTTAACTCTGTTTTTTGATTTTCAACTTCATTCAACTGCGATTCTTGTTCATCCACGTAATTCAAATAGGCCACCAACTTGGAAACAACTGCATCATCCAGGTTTGTCAAATTCACAAATGAACCATTCTTGTTTTCAGTGTATGCAACTTTGTTTTGAGTCACAATTTTTAAAATTTCAATCTGATGATGCTGGTTTAAGCATTCAATGCGATCTTTTAATTGTTTCAATTGAGTTGTCATTTTTTTTGATATTTGCACAGACAAATGTATGGGTTGATACGTTTATTTGGTGTCATGATTCTAATATGTTTTGTTTACAAACATTCAGTCAAATTGATTTAAACGCATTTGCACGATTTGATCTAACTCGTGTTTGTCCGATGATTCATCATCGCAATCAATATCCATCAAAATCTCTCGTCGACGGGGAGTTAAAACAACTGCGAAGCGTGATGTTGTATGACGCCTCTTCAAAACCACTCACGGCATCAGTGTTGTTGAAACCGAACCCAAACCCAAACCCAAACACAAACACAATGTCCGCACCGCCAAACCCAAACCCAATGTCCGCACCGCCAAACCCAAACCCAATGTCCGCGCAGCCAGAACCAATGTCCGCACCAACAATTGCAAACACCCTGTTTCGCCCCGCATTGAATCAGGACCCACTGTTTTGGTGCCTTTACATTATGAAGAACGGTGCCTTCAAATACGAGCAGTTGCCCAACCGGTTTACGGCAGAACAGGACGGCAAGCGCGATGAAATCATGGCATTGAGACAGCAGGCAAAGCAGCTCAAGCAATCCACTGGAATTAAATTCACGGCATCCACAATAGAAGGTGACATCATGTCCCAGCGAATGTCACTGCACGCGTTCCGGGTGCTGGTGTGTCTCAATTCTCTCAATGCGGTTTTTGTAAATCCTGAAAAACACGTGTATGCTGAATTCATCAATGATGCAGTTTCCGATAAACCCACCTACATCCTGGAGCGCAACAGCAAAACCCCCAAGTGCGTGTCCATGGAGTCGGCAACCGATGCGAAGTTGGCATCCATGCGCGCAACGCATTATCGCATTGAAAACCCCCAAAAACCAGTGAAAGCAGTGAGTGCTTACACCGTTGCTGAACTCACCGAAACGTGCCACGAGTTGAAAATCCAGCTTGCGCCCAAAATGAAAAAACAGGAACTGTACGACCTTATTGTAAAAAAACTGATATTGTGATACAACCAAGGGTACCCGTGTTCTAATATTTAAACTTAAGTTGCAAAATTGAATTTAAATAATATGCTGTTTTAATATACAGCAATCGGACTCCGAAACACAAATGCAGAAGCATCAAAAACACGCACCCCCTCATGAATTGTTTGACGCAATGGTGGAAACCTATTTAAGTGGGGTGTTGCAAACGGACAATGGTTCGCTTGAGTTGGAGGTGCGGTTTGGAACACGAAATTTGAAGCACGTGGCATCCATCACCAAAATCAATTTTGACAACGTCATCAAAACTCTCCTTTCTGCAGGATATGTCATGGAAAATACGGACGCATACACCCTAAAAATCAATTCCGAAGTCATGGATGCAAGCACTGGCAAACCAAGCATGTCCAACATTCGCACGGAGATTGACGGTCTTCACAACATTCAACTGTATTGCAAAACCAATTCATTGGACAAGGTGCATCCAACATTCGTTCAAAAAACGGCATTTCAACGCGATGATGGCGACAATGTGCCCCCCCTCAATTTTGACGATTTCAATTTCCGCCTGTCACTTCAAAAGGAAAAACAGTTTGCGGAATCATCCACCACTGCAAAGACGGTGGTGGATCCTTGGCGCAGAAGCCGAAAAACGTTCCGCTACATCAATCGCAGCACATTTCGCAACCCAGACATGCCGTTCGTCGTCGACCTCAGCATTGTCAAAGAATCGCGTCGCGACTACAGTGCAAGCAATGGAGGAAGCAACATGATCCCCGTCCACACGTTTGCGGAATCCCAAGTCACCGAGTCTCCGCCCAAATACGAGATTGAAATTGAGATGCTGAACGACGCGGTGGGTCAAGGCACGGCATTCAACTCCGCGCGCAAGTTGGCCGATGCGCTTCGCGCGTGCATTAAAACCGTCATGTCCGGTCTCCAGGGCACAAACTACCCCGTGGGTTTAGCCGAGCGCGCCGATGTGGCGGAGAACTACATGCAGTTGTTGCACCCAGAAAGGGATAGAGAATCGCGAGAAAGGAAAGAACATGACAAACTTGGTAAACCGTTGCTTCCAAAGCAATTCATTGGCCCGTCTTCCTACACGCTGCAGCTTCAAAACATTGTGCCGGTCAACGAGAACTGCACCATTCCGAACGTGCGCAACAATTACACGGTGACGGACAAGGCAGACGGAGCGCGCAAACTCTTGTTCGTGTCGTCAACGGGCCGCATATATCTCATTGACACGAACATGAGCGTGCAATTCACGGGGGCGCAGTGCGGCAACGACAAGCTCTTCAACACGCTCTTGGATGGCGAGCACATCATGCACGACAAGGCCGGCCGGTTCATCAACCTGTTTGCCGCATTTGATGCGTACTACATTTTCGGCAAGGATGTGCGCGCGCTGCATTTCGTGCCGTCTTCCGCCGAAGCACCCATCAGCAAATTCCGTCTGCCGCTCTTGGTTGAAGCTGTCAATGAATTGAAAGCGCGCTCCATTGTGCGCGGGGCAGCCACGTGCCCGATCCGCATAGAATACAAAAAATTCAAATACACGGGTCAGGATCAAAGCATATTTCAGTGTTGCGCCACGCTCATGTCGCAGATTGACTCCAATGCATACGAGTACACAACAGACGGCATGATTTTCACACCGGCGGATGCGCCCGTGGGCGGCGAAGCGGGTGGTGAAGCAGCCGGACCAAAGACCAAAATCACGTGGCCCATGTCGTTCAAATGGAAGCCCACCGAAGCCAACACCATTGACTTCCTCGCCACGACAGTGAAAGATTCCAATGGACAGTCTAAAACAACCAGCATTTACACGGACGGCATCAACGTCAGCAAACTGGATCAGATCGTGCAATACAAGACGCTGACGCTGCGCGTCGGGTTTGACGAAAAAAAGCACGGCTACTTGAACCCGTGCGAGGACGTGATTCAGGGCAAGCTGCCGGCCCGCAAAGGAACCGGTGCGGGCAACGCCAGCGAAGACTCTTACAAACCAGCCCCATTTTATCCCACAAACCCGTATGATCCAGAGGCTCACATATGTAACGTGATCCTTCGCGCCGACGCGGCGGGAAATCGCGGCATGATGCTCACTGCAGAAAACGAGGTCATTGAAGATGGATGCATTATTGAGTGTGCATACAATGCCGGCGCCGCCGATCCGCGCTTTCGCTGGGTGCCGCTGCGCGTGCGCACCGATAAAACCGCAGAGTATCGCAGCGGCCAGAAGAACTACGGCAACGCGTATCACGTGGCCAATTCCAATTGGCACACAATTCACAACCCCATTACACAGAAGATGCTCACCACGGGCACCGACATCCCGGACGAGCTGGCCGACGACGATGTGTATTACAATCGTGTCACGGCATCAGGTGACACGACCACGCGCGGACTGCGCGATTTCCACAACCTGGTGGTGAAGCGCGCTTTAATTGGGGGGGTGAGCAAGCGCGGCAACACGCTCATTGACTTTGCGGTGGGCAAGGGCGGCGACCTCCCGAAATGGATTCACTCTCAGCTATCGTTCGTCTTCGGCATTGACATTTCAAAGGATAATATTCAGAACCAGTTGGACGGCGCGTGCGCGCGCTACTTGGACTACTGCAAACGGTTCAGCATCATGCCGGCAGCGCTGTTTGTGCAGGGCAACAGCGCGCTCAACATTAAGAGTGGGGCCGGGATCAGCGGCGAAAAATACAAGCAAATCACGCGAGCCGTGTTCGGCGATGGACCGAAGGACAAGGCGCTGCTGGGTGAAGGCGTGTATCGCGAATACGGCAAGGCGGAAAACGGGTTCAACGTGTCGTCGTGCCAGTTTGCAATTCACTACATGTTTGAAACCCGCGCCAACGTGTGCAACTTTCTGCGCAACGTGTGCGAATGCACGGCGGTGGGCGGCTACTTCATCGGCACCACGTATGACGGCGCGACCATGTTTGACGCGCTGAAACCGTATGAAGTGGGCGACGGCATTTCCGTGCTGCACAAAGGCAAACGCGTGTGGCAAGTGACCAAGGCATACGCTGCCACTGAGTTTCCGGATGACGAGACGTGCGTGGGATGCGCAATTGACGTGTACCAGGAGTCCATCAACAAGACGTTCCGCGAGTATTTGGTGAATTTCAACTACTTGAAACGGTTAATGACGAATTTCGGGTTTGAGGTGGTGCAGCGCGACGATGCGCTCAAGGATTTGGGTCTGCCCGATGGAACCGGCATGTTTGAGCAGCTG